GCGCATCTGTATCAAATTCCACATATTCTTCCGGCTGACCATCAAGTTCAAATAGCAGGCCGAATGCTTCTTCAATATGGTTCAGTGCGAATCCCAACCCACTGGCCTTCCAACTCTGCATCAACATCTCGGTTGAAGAGAAATTAGAAGTTCCCAAACCAAACATCTGCAGGGGGATGCGGTAAGCAAGAGCGATATGCTCGTTGCTCAACTTCAGGATTTCTGCAGTCGTCGCGTCCTTACTGCTGGTGCTCCAAGGACTGACCTTCAGTCCGGCCGTCAGGATCGGAGTTCCACCCTGCTTCAGTAGCCGTGTCTGTTCGTTCCAACGATCACGCAGCGCCTGAACCTGATCCTTATCTAGAATGTGATCGGTTGACAATACTGCAGAGGGTCGAGATTCGTTCATGTAGAACGCAGCCTGTTGCCGCTTGATCGCAGCGCCAACCGTAACGTCGTCGTAAGCTGCCACAAGCGGAGATTCGCCAATCAGTGGTCTCGGCATTCTCTGTGAAGAATGCAATTTGATATGTAGTACATCTCGCTGAGGAACGATTACACCAGCACCGTTACCCAGTCGTTGCTCAATGACATCGTTACCAACGAGCTGATAGAAGATATCGCCGTTGTATGCCAACTGCGCTGCCGACATACTGGAGTTCATCAAGTGAACTTCATCAATTTCGTAACGACTGTTACGAAGACACAACGCGTAGGCGTTACCATCTAGATACAACTGACGCGTCGCGTTCAGCATGAAATCACTGATACTCTGATAATCATTCGGATGACGCAAGATGCGAGACAGTGCGGAATTCTTCACACGAGAACGACCGCCCTTACCATTCATCCGCCAATGATCACCCGGACACATTGCCACAGTCTGACTGTAAGCAGATACGCAGGCTTCCACCATCGCGCTACCAGAGAGGCTGACAGGGTTATACCCCATCTGCCACCAGTTCACGTTCTCGCCTACACCAGAAGGAAGCCATCCGCCGGTGACTGGCAAATAATACGGGCCAGGATGATAATCACCCTCTCCTTTGATTATCATCCTGCCCGCATTACGGGCTCGTGTGATCAAATCACGAACGCCCATTCTAGTTACTCTTTCTTGGGAGCAGCAGTCGTATGCGGTGTGGTGTGAGTCAGGCGATGTTCAGACTTCATCTCTCGCGTCTTGTATTCACCCTTGCCGAGACCTTCCACCTGCTTATTGTGGCGAGCCTGAGCCGTCGGGTTGGGATCTTCCCCACTACCGTCGTCCTCATGCTCCATGATGTGCTCTCCCATCATAGCACGATCATTCTCTTCCTGCGTGGGCGTCGGCTTGCCCTTGCTGAGTTTCTCTTCAGCCTCAGCACGGGACTTAGCCGCCGCCTCTTTGTCGATATCGTATTGCGGATTTTTACTTTCGGTCATTTGCTTTCCTCTCACTTGTGCCTGTCCAATTGAACTGGACTACGTTGCTGTCTGCTGACGCAACTGGATCATGCACCTTGACCGGAACATTACCAGGAGCGTGAGTGTAGCCACTAATCGTCGCCGACAATCTGATGGCTGAGATCACGTTCGTGGTTTTCACAACACCATCAAACACGATCCTGCAGCTACTGGAAAAATTACTTCCATTGACTACAAGCGTGAAGTCCGGCGTTGCTCCGGTCGTCGGAGCAATGGTCGTGATGATAGGTGGCGGGTTGGTACCCGGCACCTCTGGCGCTGTAGAGGGCTGAGATGGACTACCGTCCGCCACCTTGGTCAAAACATTATTGCCCAAGGCAGCGAGGTCATTCTCAGCCTGAGTTGGTGTTGGCCGAACAGCCATAGATCACCTCACCAAGTAACGCCGGCAACCCAAGCCACCATCCCCGGACGACGCAGCGTCCAGTTGATGGGAAGGATGAGACGCAAGGCAAGACTGTCCGTCTGCCAGAGACTGCGCACAGGAGTGGCACCGTCAATAGCCGCCGGAGCCGTGTCTTCCATGTGCAGCGTTGCCTGATCGGAGATCTCAAAGCGAGGAGCTTCGCCTCCGACACTGACAAAGTCAGCCGCATCAAGCGCGATCACAGTGCCGAGAGGCACAGTGCCCGAATCAATGATCGGATAACTGAGCAGCTTGCCAGTGGCGATCTCGTCCTTGAACGGGAAGGCACCGACACCCGGAGCAGAGATCAAGCTCGCGCTCAACACCTGCTGCGGATTCATCAGGAACACCATTGAACGGATATGACCCTGAGTAGCGGTCATGAGCGCGCCAGTGATGTTCTTCAAGTCCGTCACAATGGCATTGAACGGATTGGCCGGTGCGCCGATAGCCGTCGGAGGAATGCTCGCGACGCCATTCAGAATACCCGCCGGACGGATGACCGTAGCCGGATTCGCATCAAGCAGGACAGAATCCAGCGAGATCGCCGTATCTTCCTGAATCGCGTTGCGCAGCAGGCCTTCAATCGCCGGAATGCTGTGCTCGTCGATTTCGCGAGTCCAAGTGGTGATCACGGCCATCTTCTTGGGCGTCAGGAGTTGTGCAGTGAATGCACCCTGACGGACCGGGATCGGCATGCCTTCTCCGACGAAACTGCCGGCGATGGTCGGAGTACGGGAACGAGTCGGAATACTGATCTTTCCGGCGCGACCAAACGCGAGCGAGAGACCGTAGGACGACAGTCGGGGATACACCGACTGAGGCATCAGCAGTTCCATGAAGTCAGCATAGAGCGTCTGAATGAGTTCTTGTGCCCAACCAGTCACCGTGGTCATCGCCGGAGCAGATGCCGCACGCTGAACGTAACCAAGGAATTCCCGTGTGACATCATCGCCATACTGAGGAAACATGCGAGAGATAACCTGCCGCACTTCTTCCGGATTACGCTTCTGGTAGTGAGCCATCATCTGCACGGTGCCAGTTCGAACGAGCAGATCGAGAGCACTGACCTTCTTGCCCTGAAGGCTGAACGGTCGGGTACGAACCACATCTTCGGCACGAACATTCGCCGGAAGCGTTCGTTCCATATTGGTGGCGACAACCGTTCCGGCCAAAGCACGCTCGCTGTTCTTGAGCAAGGTGTAGGTCTTCTCTTCCTTCACGATGGCATCATTGAGATCATTGCTGATCTCAAGCTGAGCATCGGTAACATTGCTATCGTCGATGTTCTCGTAGTGTTCGTTCAGCTTATCCCGGAGGACATTCAGACGCTTCTCGCTTTCAAAAACCCCTTGACTCAGCGACATTTTGTCACCCTTTGAATGAATATTACGATTGGCTTTCCCGCCATTAGCTCCATCGCGTGTGATGATAGTCTTATCGCCTTTCCCGGCAAAGACCATCTTCATTGTATCAGGAGAAATCTTCAGAGACTTAGCCACGGCCAATGCGTTCGGATTAGCCGGGATCGACACTAGGCTAGTCTCTACCAATTCATGTTTGGTAAATACGTAACCGCCACTCTTGCTATCTTCGCGCTGCTTATATTCCTTCGGGCTGAAGCCCACACTCACGGCGCGAAGAATCCCCGCATCGATCAACTTACGAAGTTCATCAATGCGTTCAGACGTACCAAACGGAGCCAACTCAAGAACACCCTTGAGTTGTTTATTCTCAACACGCAAATTCTTCCACTTGCCAATAGGGAAGTCGCTCTTGTGATTGAACAGAGCAATTGGATTGTTCTTGAAGTTTTTCATATCCCAACCGTCGGACATGATGACATCGTCCATGCGGTCCGGCGTCTCATCACTGAGAACGAACTCCATCCCTCCATCCATCTTTCCAGCGTGGACCTTGCGCTTGATCCTGGTGGATCCGGCTGAGCGATTTTGCCAGGCGATCTCACAGACCTCCATCGCATCAGCTGTCGTGACGTCTGTACCTTCGTACTGATCTAAGATTTCATCAGAACAGCGATCCAGGTAATCGTCCTTATCTTCATCCGGATCGACGTCGGGGCAATCTTCCGGAGACAAATCCTCTTCATCTTTTTCCACGCCCTTCTTATATTTAAGCATTGATCTCTCCTCCTCATATGATTTTGGTTTCAGATCTTCTCCATAAAAACCTGGAGCTAGATCAACCAGCGGAGTGCCGAAAGCATACACTTCATACATCGATCCATTGAGAAGCGCATGAACGCTTCCGTCTTCATCAATCATCCATCCAGCATCTGGATAATTCATTTGATGGCCTTAACCTTTTCGAGAGCCTCTTTGAATACGGTCTCTGCCCTAGCCTTCGACATTCCTCCAAAATATTTTTGACTTCCGGACTTATTAGGATTGTGAGCCAGAGCGTACAACTCAGCAAAAGCCTCGTGAGGGTCTTGAGTAAGATAACCAGCCTTCTCCGCCTCTTTCGATTTCAACCTGGCCATACCCTGTTGAACTTCTGCTTTGATTGATTTACTGTGTTCCCAATTATTGTTGTGATCCAAAGCGTGGCCAAGTTCGTGAACCGTATCTCGCTCAATAGTTTTCAATGGAAGCTGAAATGTCTTCCCGTCAGATCCTCTATACAAGAAGTTTTGAGGGATATGAATTGTTGGTGACGAGCCACCTCCATAAGAGAACATCCCAACCGCCTTGCGATCTCCTCCGCTGTGAGGGCCTGAAGGTAGCTGGGTGTTGTCTCCGACTACATTCACATCCACGTGACTGATCTTATCCGCATGAGCAGCTGGAATGGCCTTAACCGCAGCCTTGACCTTGTTAATTTTTGCAGTGGAAGTGCCTTTGCCGTTCGACAAAACCTTAGGCGACTTTCCATCTCCACCGCCGCCACCGCCGCTTCCATCTCCACCTGGTCCGGTAAATTGTCCGGACGCAGGATCGTGATCGTCATTAAATTTTTCAACCTTATTCATGTCAATTGAGCCAGCGCGGAGGGCCAATCTCCG